GCAGGATTAAACTTGCTGTGGGTCATTAGTTGGATAGGCTATTATACGACGGTATAATAGACTTGGTAAATGTTCATTGGCTCTTTAGATTCAGCTCACAAAGATACGATGCCTGGCAGCTTGTTGTCGCTGCTCCGTGTCGTATAGGGAGTCCTAAATCCAGTGGCGCCTGGCTGGCACTTCTATAGAAGAAGAGGTGTCAGAGACGCTCCGAAGACAAAGACATTCGCCCTTGCCATACTAATGTGTCCCATTTGATCGACGGATCAGTTCCCGTATAGTTGGTTACTATGCGGGTCCTATCTCGTCCAGAACCATCCGATTCTGGACACCATTTGTGGTCATAGGCCGTCTGCAAATTGGTTAACCACCCTACCTTCTGTTAAAAAACTTTCGAATTTTAACAGCGTGGAGGGAAGTCGCCTGCGGTTGCTAGTACAAACCGTTCGGTCTGTTTCTTGGTGGGATCTCTTCCGTGAGATCAGCACCGTTATAGGTCGAGAACTCCTCTCTTTTGTTTCCGAAGAGGGGTTACATACGCTCAGTGGACGTCAGGAGCGTGAGTCACATTGGTTTCACCGTGACTCAGGTACATTTTGGTTTCGCGAACGTCAGATGTTGCTTCAGTGCTGGAACGAAGGCATGAAGCAAATTAGGAACAACAAGTATCGCTCTCTCAAGTATTGTGGCATGTATTGTTTGATGGGTGTTAAGACTCCGAAAAGTCTTTCACACGCAGATAAGAACCGCTACTTTGCAACAAAAGACGAAGCTCTGTCCGTTCTGGATGGTATAATGCAGGAAAAGGTCCGTGACCATTTCCTGTATCGTATCAAGGCAGGGGAAGAGGCTTCAATTGTGGCAAAGCGTTCGGTCATAACGGCCGTACAACACTTGATAAGAGGCATTGCAAAACGCAACTTGGGTTGGACATCAACTGATGTTTCAAGCGATAGTTGGCAGAAAAGCTTCAACCTTTACAGGCGGAAGTATATGGTGCTCTGGCTACTCGGTCTCGCGACTAAGTGGACAAAGTATCATTTTCCTGCTCTCTTCGCTATCATGAACAATCAGGAGTTGCCTCCCCCATGTTGGCCAGGCGAGAAACCTGGTTGCTTTTTGCGAGGCATTGGTGCTTGTTTTCTTAATTTCCTCATGGAGAGATTGGGACCCGATGCACGGTGGGCTTCCTTACTTTGGTTGAAAGCAAAGAAGGGTAACCCACAGGTGCACCCTTTCCTCTTGCACGAGGCGACATGTGGCACGTATGATACACTTGGAAAGTGCCAACGCGAAACGCTCAATCCGTCTTGTCCCGAACATTTTATGGTTATTCGGGATGTGCGTGACTATCTCACAGCCAGTTATCAGACGAGACTCGCTCGTCTTGCTGTGGAGGTAACGCGCACTGTACGTGAAATCTTTCACCATCATAGCCCAGGACACGTCCATCTGCCTTCGACATCTGCACATAGAGATGCAGTGAGAAAAGCAGGAGGGGCGCTAGGCTTGATCGCGTCGGAACTTGGTGAGTTCATCGAGAGGGCCCGCAAGTGGGACAGTCTCGACATTCGTGACTCTGATGAAGAGTCTAGAGAACCTACGCGCGGAATTTCACGTTACGTTACGGATTATGTTCACGATGTAATTCATCGTTACAAACAGCATAGCTTTCCTAATGTTGTTGTGCCGGTCGCTTTGCCTGAGCCCGATAAAGTCAGAATGATAACGAAGGGTGATCCCCATCGTTACTGGCTTATAAAGGGTTTACAAAAAGTGACTCATTCAGTACTTCGCAAGCATCCCGTCTTTTGTTTAGTCGGGGAGCCTGTTGATGATCATCACCTAGAGCGGCTGATGCCGTTAAGGGAGAAGTATCATGTACTGTTATCTGGGGACTACAAGTCTGCTACAGACCTACTCCATCCTGACCTCTCACTGGCGGCTGTTCATGCCATCAGCGATTGTCTGGATTTGGAGGAGTGGTTGCGCGATTTGTATTGTGAGTCTCTGGTCGGTGCAACAATAAGAGGTTCGGAGGCGCATGGGCGTCCCGATACGAAGCAAGTCTGGG